TGCAGTCTCAAACAAATATTGAAAAAATATCAGGTGGACAACCTATATCACGGTGTTTATGCGGGCACAGTAAATGCAAAGCAATTAGGTAACAAGCTAAATTGGCTTGATTACGAATAAATCACAAGACGGCTTGCCGTCTTATTTTTTTGAAAGGAGACAAACATTATGGTAACTATCAATGGATTTACTATTACCTCTCTTGAAACCATCCATGCATACAATCGTCAGACAGGCGTATGTGAGCTTTATCTTGATGAGCTTCAGGAGACAAACATTGAGAACTCCGAGGATACTCAGGATATTACAGGAAAGGGCGACAGACTCCTTAAGCAGATTAAGAAGAATAAGGCAACTACTGTAACAGGTACATCTGCTCTTATCTGCGGAGACCTTATGGCTGCTCAGACTGGCTCTGAGGTTGAGTCCAGCGACAAGACTAAGGTTAGAAAGCCTGATATTCTCGATATCACTAAGGGTTCGACTACCGCCACAACTTCCTTTAAGGCTGTTGGCGAGACAGGTGCTGAAATCGTAACTCTCTGTGAGCTTACTTCTAACGGCGCTCTCGGCAAGAAGTACACTCAGGGTGCTGCTGTATCTGAAACAGAGTTTACATATGATCCTGAAACAAAGACCATTGCGCTTCCCACAGACATTGCTGCTGCTTCTGATGTAAGACTTGTAGCTTTCTATGATTATGAGGCTGACGGTTCTAAGATTGTCAATAAGTCCGATATCTTCGGCAAGACTCTTAAGGTATATGTTGACTGTATCGGTACCGACATCTGTGACAATGAGTACAAGTGTCAGTTTGTAATTCCCAGAGGTCAGTTCTCTGGCGAGTTCTCTATCTCTATGGGCGGCGACCAGACTGTTCAGGAGTTCACCATCAACACACTCGTTGATGTATGTGCAGGTGCTGATTCCGAGCTCTTTGAGTTCATCGTATATCAGGACTAATCTGAATATGAGTAAGAGGGGTGTAATAGCCCCTCTTATTACGACAGAAAGGACGGTGATATGCTATGGCAACAGTTAAGCAGCCCAATACTATTTGCCGCAACCCCGAATGTACAAACGGAACTGACGGCGGAAGAAAGCACTATTACGCTTGTATGACTTGCCTTCGCAAGGAAAATTGGAGAGCGTATTGTTGCAGTCGGGAGTGTTATGACAGATATACTGAACTTATCTTGTTTTCAAGAAGTGCTTCTCATGAAGAGAAACTTCCTGAGAGGACAGATATGACGGCTACTGAAATTGAGGCGGTATTTGAAAAACCCTTATCCGAGGTTGAGGAGTACACTATCAATGAAGAGCTTAAGGATTATGTGTCTGAAAATCCTGACGTATCAATATCCGAAATCGTTGATATGGTGAATGAGGATATTGATTCTTTTGAAAGAAAGAATAAGAAGAAAAGAAAATACTAAAATTATGGGAGGTAAATTCAAGAATAAATTTATCTCCCATTTTTTTCAAGAAATGACGGTGAGAGAAATAAGCAACCATTTATATTTGACTTCTCCTATGCCCCTCGGTCAATCATTACCTCAAAAAAATGAAAGGAGAAACAACATATTGAGAAGAACAAAATTTAACGTAGCTAAAGATACTGAAAAACGAACTTATGATGGAATTGTTTTTGATTCAATTTTAGAAATGAAATATTATCGTGATATACTTTGTCCTTTAGTGAAGAGTGGCGATGTGGTAAATTATGAATTACAAAAACCATATGAGCTACAACCAAAGTTTATACATGATAATAAAACTGTTCAGCCCATTAAATATGTGGCTGACTTTTATATTATTTATAAAGATGGGCATGAAGAAGTAATAGATACGAAAGGATGTCCTGATAGCGTGGCAATATTAAAGAGAAAATTATTTTGGTATCGCTATCCTGATGTTGATTATAAATGGGTAACATGGGTAAAAAAGTTTGGAGGTTGGATAGATTATGAAGAGTATAAGCAACTCAAACGAGAAGAAAAAAAGAGCAAAATAAGAGAAATATAAAAGGAGAACGTTTATGATTAAAGATAATATAACACTTGCAGAAATACAGAAAAGCGTAGAGTTTGCTGTAGAATTATGTTTTGAGGATGGCGAATATCTGCCCTATATGAGAGATTTTGCTGTCTGGTATAGTATAGTGGTTCATTGCACAGATATGATAACCGCAGAAACCTCAGTCGAAGATGGATATGCTATTGTTTCCAGTTCAGACCTGAGAAGAACTCTTTTTGAGTATGACTATATCTCCCGCCTTCATAATGTTATTGATGAGGCTATAGATATAAAAATTCAGAAATATATTAGGAATACAAGGATTGGAACTTTTGTCGAAGCATTACTTGAATGTGCGATGAATGATGAAGCTGCGACAAGCCAAGCGGTCAATAGTGGAGATGATATAGGTGGGCAAGAAGGTTAAAATTGATATCCAATCAAATGATTTTGAAAAACAGCTAAAAAAAGCTATCAACAGAGCTATAAAGACGGCAGCTAATGACAAAATAGCTCCAGAGGTTAGAAAAAAGCTGGAAAAGAAAACAAAAATAATGATGCGAAATTCATTCAAACCTAACAACAACGTAGAGCTTAGCAAAAATAAAGATGCGATTGCAAGCTTAAATCGTGAAAAAAAACATCTTATAAGCACATTATCAAGCGATATATTTATCAAGAGCTCACCATTCTCAGAAGAAGATAATAAATTTTATGTATATAACTTTACCGAACCTAATGATCCTATATGGAAAAGCCGCAAAGAAGGACCCGATTTATTGGTTAATTGGATTGTGAATGGAAAAATGGTTGTTCACCCTGCATTGACAAAATACAGAGGAAAATATATAAATGACGATATTAAGGAAGAGAATGAGAATAGCGCAACAGATGTAAAGTCGTGGGATGAATATGTAGATAAATATAGATTTGACAAAGTTCCTTTTGTTGATGCGACTATTAATGAATTGAAAAAGCCAGCGTTCCGAAAATTCGTAAAAAATTCAATAATCGAATCTATAGACGATGAACTTGGTAAAATACTAAAGAACAAATAAAAAGGAGTGTTTGCAATGAGCAAACTTTTTTATGACACTAACGCTTTGATTGTTAACTCTGCGGACTTAAACAACGTTGTAATATGCTCAAAATCCATAGAAGAGCTGGAATGTATAAAGACAAGTGTTCATAAGGACGACGATATAAAACATAAAGCAAGAATAGCCGTCAGAGCTATAAGGCAGCAAAATCCGCAAATAATTATTATAACTGATGAAGATTACAATATTATAAAAAGCAAACAACTTGAGGCAACTAACGATAATCTTATTGTTGCATCAGCTTGGAGGCATAGCCAAAGTGAACCTGTGACGTTTGTGACAAACGATATATTATGTGGTTTAATTGCAGAAAAGTATTTTCAGCTTACAGTACATAACGTATGCGAGAAAGTAGCGGACGATTATAAAGGGTATATAGATTATCAGTTTTCATCAGATGAAGAAATAGCAGATTTTTATGAAAATACATCTAAAAACACTCTTGGGCTTCTGACGAATCAGTATGCAGTACTATATAATACCGATGGAGAAGTTATCGATAAGATAAAATGGAACGGGAAGTGTAATAAATCAATATCATATAAGCCCATTTCAAATGATTTTGTTGGCAAGGTAAAGCCCAGAAATATTCATCAGGAGCTTTGTTTCGATATGTTGCAGGATGATAATTCAACTATTAAGGTTATTCGGGGGTGTTTCGGAAGCGGAAAAGATTATCTGATGGTAACACACGCTATACAACTAATTAGACAGGGCAAGTACGATAAGCTCATATGGGTGAGAAATAATGTTGAAGTAAAGAATACCAATGCTATAGGTTTTTTACCTGATGATATGAAAAACAAGCTACTCCCCTTTGCTATGCCCCTTGCCGACCATTTAGGTGGAGTCAGCGGACTTGAAATGTTTATAGGACAAAGTAAAGTTGAGATTCAACACCTTGGATTTATTCGTGGAAGAAACATCACAAACAGTATTATATATTGTTCCGAAAGCGAGAATATGACTAAAGAGCATATACAACTCCTTATCGGAAGAGTAGCTGAAGGTTCTACGTTATGGATCAATGGTGACAATAAACAAATCGACGATAAGGTATTTGAGAAGAATAATGGCTTATCAGTTCTCGTGGACAAGCTTAAAGGAAATGTAAAATTTGCGACAGTTACATTGAAAAAGACAGAACGAAGCGAAACCGCAGCTCTTGCGGATATGCTTGATTGAATCGAGGTGAGACTATGATTCAGGAAAGTGTAACGCTAACAAGAGATATCGGTGGAAGACAAGCAGCAAATTTTGTTTATGCTATTTCGCAGTATCCTTGTAATTTATGGATTACTAAAGGAGACAAACGAGTTAACGGAAAAAGTATTCTTGGTTTGCTATCTGCAAAGTTAACACAGGGAGATGTTGTCATTATCACTGCAGATGGTGACACGGATGATATTTTTCACAATATTATTGAAAAAATAAATGAATAAAGGGTAACACGCTGTTACCCTTTTGAACTATAGGAGGTAATGCAAAATGGGTAATAGCGTAGTAGTGCCTGTTGATATTAAGGTCAATGTTGATGATGTGGCAAAAAATTATAAAAATGCGATAAATCAAGCTGGAAGTATATCGCAATTAGAAAAAATGTTTAACGATTTTTCTGAAAAACAGAAAAAAATAGTCGATGAACTTGGAAACATTAAAGATTCATCGGCAAAAGCATTTAATATACGCAATCTTGAAATATACAGCGATTTTTTAAACAAGATTATTTCAGAAGTAAAACATATAGACAAAACTCAATTAGACAAATTTCAACTTCCTACAATAAAAATAGACGGACAAGAGATAAAAAATGCAGTAAACGAAATTCATAAAAGCTACAATACCGCAATAAAGGAATATAAAAATTCTGTAAAGTCTTCATCTAAAGATGATTTTTTCGATTCTCTAACTAAATCGAGCGGAGATTCCGTAAAGGAGTATTTTAAAGAAAGAACGCAGATTGCCTTTGATTCTTTTAAAAAAGAGGGAAAGGGTATAGAAAAACTCATTGATGCGTATGTAAACCTTGAGACTATTACCGCAAAATTAACGGGTAAAAAAGTTAGGAGTATCGAAAAAGTTATTCCTTCTAATGTACTTGAAAAGATTCAAGAGTCAGCAGAAGATAAAAAAATAAACTTAACTGAAATGTGGAGCCATAAAACAACAGACGAAAATATAACTAAAATACTAAATGGCATTACATTACAACTCAAGTCTTTCGCAAAAGGGTTTAATCCTATAATAGATGATTCTAATCTGATAAATGTCGGCGAATTTGAAGCTAAGATTAAAGAAGGAGAAAAAAGACTTGAAGAATTAGCATCTAAATGGAATAAATTCAAAGCAAAAGATAACGAAGATCTTGCAACGTTGCTATCTCAAAATAATCAATTAGACGATTATCTTAATACGATGTATGAAATAAGATCTGTTTATTCTGATATTGAGGAAATGTACAAAGTAATTGGAGCAGAACCTGATAGTTTAAAAAAATTTAATATTACTTTTAGCGATGATGCTAAAGCGATAGCTGAATCTAATAATATTGAATTCTGGGGAAAACTTACAGATGAGATATTTGATAATTTAGAGATTGCTGCAAAAAAGATAAACAATGCTGCAAGCAAAGAAGATTTATTATCTCAACTAAAAGCAGTTAATTCAGTGATAGAGAACGCCAGTCGTCTGTCTGTAATAGAAAAATCATCTAAAAAAGAAGTATTAGATAATTTTAAATTAGAAGATGGTAGCACAATTTCTATGGATAAACTCATCAAACAAAAAGAATTAATAATATCGAAGTTAAAAAAAGAACAAGACGGATTGAAAGATGTCGAAGAACAAGCAAAAAATACCTACTCATATATGCTTCAAGCAGAGGAAATCAGAAATCATGACTTCATAGGGTTTGCAGGCGGAAAATCATCTGGATTCAACAGCTTAGGAAACGGAGATGGTGATGCGTCGAGTGCAGAAATCGAAGAGTTGAGATCTCTGATTGAAGATTTGACCGAGAGGGTAAATAAGCTGGAAACGGAAACTCCCGAAGGTGTACAGAATAATCTCAACGAATTAAAAGAAGATATAAAAAAGGTTAATAATAAAATTGATGAGGATATGCGTGCTAAAATTGACGCTAAAACATTAAGAGAGGCGCATAGCTATGCCGAACAGTTATCAAAGATTATTGACAGTTTTAATTCAAACAGTAATATAATTAAGATTGAAGAAAAATTTGCAGAGTTAACAGCGACTGTAAATGGTTTTGTAGAAGCTTTATCGCAGATTTATGGAAAAGATATCGTCCCAAAATTTTCACAAGGAAATACACCATATATTACAAACGAAGATGGTACTGAAAAGATTTGGTATCGTGGTGTAAACGGAATGATGGGAAATGGGACTTTCTCAACTGGATATGGCGGAGCTGTATTTTTGACAGATAATCTGGAAGTTGCATCTAAAGCATATGCGGGTTCGGATGGAAAAGGAAAGATTGAAAAAGCTAAAATCATTGCAAAAAAAACTTGGGAAATCGACGGAGATCGTTCGAGTTGGCGTGAGATAGAATATCTTGGGAACAACACAGATGAAGCGTCACAAGAGATTTCTTCTGCTCGTTGGAAAATGGAGTCATCTTTAGAAAAGTTATCAAAGATTGTAGAACTCACAGGGGTTGATATAAAAAAATTCAAACCAACAGATCAGCAATTGAACGCTATTTCTAAAAATTTCAGCTCAATTGTAAAAGATATCGGCAATTTTTCAAATGGCGAAAGACAAAAAATTGAAAAACAAATTGCAAATTTTGAACAAGCGAAAAAAGATTATCTCGCAATAAGCAACAACCCAACAAATCCTTACGGTATTCATTCCACAGATGATTTTGTAGAATATGCGAAGCAAGCCAAAGATGTTAATGGACAACATTTGTATGACAGTATTCTATTCAAAGATATATATGATGGAACAGAGCAGTCAGAAAATCAGCTAAGTACTGTAGGCGTTGTTTTATCTCAAGATCAGCTCCATTATATCGAAACTTTAACTGCCAATGGAGAAAAGATTCTGAAAGAAGCCGCAACAGAAGTAAAAAATAAAACTCTTGACTCTGATAAGCTTGATGATTTCTATAATAAACTACATTCTATAGAAGATATCATTAAAAGCTTGAATGACGTAGAAGGACTCGCTGAACTTACGCAGAAAATCAACAATTTATCTGAGAGCATCAAAAATCTTTGCAATAATACCATTGACTTGCCTGATATAAAAAATAAAATAGAAAACCTATCAAGTGGCATAACTTCGGACGATCTTAAAAAAGCTTTGGAAGACATAGCGAGAAAAACCGATATCGCAGAGATAGGAAACAATTTGCCTAAAACATCTCCTATTGCAGAAAATTTAGACAAGCAAGTAAACGAAGTTGCAGCAAGTGGAAAGAATCTTCAAGATGCTGTTGATGAAGCTACAGCTGTAGAAATCAAAGATAATGTTCAAAATGAGCCTATTTTAGCAAGTGATGTCGAATTAACTGAAAAAAAGAAGCAGCTTGAGGCACTTGTTAAGGAATATAATGATATCGAAAGTGTGCATTACGATTCTAAAGACCCGACATTATATAATGAGAGATTGAAGAGAATTGAGAATTTGAAAGCCAAATATACAGAGATAAAAAACGTTATAAAAGAGATATCTGAATTATCGCAAGACACTGATTATTTAAATAACTTACACATAAATAAGAGAATTAGTTCTAAAAAAACAGACAAAATATCATTGTCTTCTAACCAGTTTTCAGATATGGACGCAATATATCAGAAGAGTATTGAAGGGTTAACAGAAAAAATAAAAAACAAAACAGAACAAATAAAAAACAAAACAGAAATTGCAGAGGCTATTTGCAAGGATATTGAGTCAAGCTATAATGAATTGCTGAAAGAATTTATTTCAATTTTAGCAAAAGCACAGAAACCAAGCACGAAAGCTATAGAGAGCTTGCAAAAAAAATATGGTCGTGCAAATGACGCCGGAATAGACTATGATTCTTATGTAAACACACACACTCCTGACAAATACGATGAAAACACCTCTCGAAGACACGAAGCCTTGTTATCGGAAGTATTCAACTATCTCGACTCATCAACATCTCATGACGAAAGAGGAAAGTATATTGAAAATCTTAAAAAGATAGCTGATATCGAGTCTTCACTCCCTGAGAAAAAACAAAACGTTGAAGCGGTAAAAGCAGAAACTGAAGCATTCAAAGAAGTTAATGATGAGATGGACAGATATACTGAATTAAAAGAAATCAGTAAAACAAGAAAACTAACTTCAGATGAAACAAAAGAGTATATTAAATATAGTGGACAACAGGCTGCCAGAAAGCAAGGCGATTTTGAAAAGGCAGCTCCTAAAGAAATTGACGCTATTAACTCGATAAGCATTGCCGTAACAGAACTTAGCAGACGCATAGAAGATAAAACAGAATCTATCAAGGCAGAAGCTGAGGCGATGAAACAAGCTGCTGAGGTTGAAATTACAGCTATCAATTCTGTGCAAGATGCAATGTTGACACCTGCGCCAGATAAAAACAAGAAAGATACAACTGAACAGCCTAAAAAGCATGGAAGAAAGTCTAAGACGGCAAAAGAAGAAGCTAAGTCAGACGTTACTCCTGTTGTTAATAATGACTCCGATACAATCAAAACAGAGATTACAGATTTAAACGGTGTCGCACAAGCAGCGGACAATGTAAAAATAGCTCTGGACAATAAAACAGAAGCTATAAAAAACGAACAAGCTCAGATGAATACTTCTGCAAAGGCTGAAGTCGAAGATTTAGGATTAATCAAAACTAAGGTTAAAGAAGTACAAAACGCAATAAAGAAAAAAGCAGAGGCGATTGCTGCCGAAAAGCTGGAAATGGAAAGTGCTTCAAAAGCCGAGGTGCAGGACGTTGAAAACATTAGACAGTCAGTAAATAACCTGAAAAATGATCTGACAACAATTCCGCCGATAAATCTTACAGGCGAAACCGATGGAGTCATCAATGTTTCGGTAGATATTACAGCTGAGCAAATTAAGGCTATTCGGCAGAAATTGACGAAGGGACTTAATGATAAAAACGCAATTCCACTGTCCTTCATACCTGAGATAGAAAGTGTCAAGAAGCAAATTTCCAATGCTCTTAAAGATATTCCTATTGAGATTTCAAGCAAAAATATCAAAAACGCTGTAAAAATTGAAAAGTTTACCGCAGGGAACGACGGCGTTAAGGACTTAAAAGAAAAGATAGGCAAAAAATTAACTAACATCGAAATACAGTCCTTTAAAATTAATAAAGATGCAGATAAGGTTAAAGCACTGAAAAATGAAGTGTCTAAGCTCTTAAATAAAATAGAAATAAACTTTGACATTGAAAAGCTTAAAACAGATATTGAGTCGGTTGTAAGTGCAGCAACTGAACAAGTGAGACAATCTATATCAGCAAAGAATGTATCGGCTGACAACGATATTAAAGTGTTCAGACTCGCAGAATACAATGAGCTCGACAAGCAGATTAAAAAAGCTAAGAAGGGAATAGCCGAATTAGGAAGTATCTCTAAAGGTATTATCCCCACTGAATTAAGCGATGAGCTATCAGATATTTCTACAAGATTGAATGGCGTGTCAGCGTTACCTGAAAATGCCAACACTGAACAGATTTCCAATTGGAACTATCAGAGCGAACAGCTTCTTGAAACTTGGGAACAGATAAAAGACCGTATTTACCAAAGTATGACTCAAAGCGGCAAGATTGGCGAAGCAAATATAGCAAACACAAAAAGCTCTGATTATACAAGGAAAAAGACAAGACAACTGAATGATTTTAGTGAGAAAAATAAAGGAAAACTTACAGACCAGCAATTCAGCGAACTTGAAAAAATGATACATTCAGTTCAGTCAGAAGTAGATAGCATAACAGAAAACGCTGACAAATATACAGCTAACAATGTCGAAAGTATTGAGAGCGGTATTTTAAATATAAAAGACATTGCTGATTCATATAAAAATGCTAACACTGCATACGGCTCAATACAGAGAAGCATATCGAAATTAACCACTTCGAGAAACTCGCTTGTTAACAGAGGATCTGACGCTGAAGGTACTCAGAAAAAAATTGATGAAAAAATTGCAGAACTTCAGAGATTGCAATCACAGTTCGCTACATTGAATTGGGGAGACCCTGAATCAGTTACAGTTTTCATTAACAATATCAATAAAGCTACAACTGATGCGATGGAACTAAAAAATGTAGCTCAGAATATAAAAATCGGACAAAATGAGGATGCCGGAGCAAATAAGCTGAAAACGAGATTTGATGAGCTTATTTTCAAAATCGAAGAATTCCGTAAGAAAAATTCTCGCCTTAATTCGGACAAGATATTGTCCGCTCAGTTTGATGCCCTTACCCGTGAAGTAGCAACTTCCGAAATTACCAGTCAAAACCTGCAGAAACTTAAAGCGGAATTTGCAAGACTGCAGAATACAGTGACAAGCAAGGGAAAGACAGGCAGAAGTCTCGGCGATGAGATTTCTTATATAATGGAGAAAATTGGGCTCAAAGCAATACTCGGCGGCGGAATATACGATATAATCAATGCATTTAAACAGATGGCGGCAATTGTCAAAGAGCTTGACACAGGAATGACCAATCTGAAGCGTGTAAGCAATGAGACTGAGAAAGTATATTCTCAATTCCTTTCTAATACAGGTGACAGAGCAAGAAATCTCGGTGCTACGATGACAGATGTTGTAAATGCAACAACGGGATTTAGTCGCCTTGGATACGATCTTGAAGAAGCGAGCAAGCTTGCCGACAATGCTATGATGTATAAGAACGTCGGCGAAATTGATGTCGATACAGCTACTGCGGATATCATATCAACAATAAAAGCGTATGATATGGTTGCGGATGATAGCGAGCATATTGTCGATGTATTCAACAAGTTAGGAAATGAATTTGCAGTTTCGTCAGCCCAGATAGGCTCAGGGCTTAATGAATCCGCATCGGCATTAGCAACAGCAAATAACTCTTTTGAAGAATCCGCTGCTATGATTACGGCAATCACAGAAATCACTCAAGATGCATCAAGTGCGGGTAGAGTTTGCCCGAAAATATGGTAACATATTTGTAGAAAGTGACTATAACGGTTAAAATCCTGAAGAGGACAAGACCGTGGTAAGACTGTAATGTCATAGTATTACAGAAACCGTAACGACTGCAATACTTATTATGGCAACATAATAAGTTTAGTCACTCCCCTGTTATCAGGGTGAATATACAGTCTGAACCTATGCTATAACCAAGTGAAACATAGGAGTTAGCCAGAAATGACTAACCGCCATAGTAATATGGTCAGTACCAGTTCAACTGGGAAAGTAACAGAATGAACGCATTAAAAACATTATCTTTAAGACTTCGCAGCACTAAAGCAGAGCTTTCTGAAATGGGCGAAGATGCAGAAGGAAGCTTCTCAACCGTTGCTAAAATGCAATCTCATATTAAAGGCATAACTGGTGTTGATATTCTTGATGAAAACGGAGATTATAAATCTACATATGAAATAATCAAGGGTATTTCAGAAGTCTATGACGACCTGACAGACTCACAGAGGGCAAAGTTATGCCCATATGTACAGAAATGTGCATAATAGAACACATCTAATTGCAGGTAATGGGTAAAGCCTTACACCACAATAACGGAGAAATCACGCTATGAAGGTGCGAAAGCAGAAAAAACGTAAGGATGGTATATGGTCAAAAGCCTAAGTACTATAACAATCCCTGTTCGTGCAGCGAAGCTCCCTTTTGTAAAGATTGGGAGAACGTTCAACGATTATGGCTATGTCAGCCAGTACATCTACAAGCTTATGGTAGGTGGAAAAGGTGTGCCCTCAGCGCATAATGGCGGAGGTGAAGAAATAATCTGAACTTACACCGAAAGGGTAAGATTAGTGTTTGTAGTGTAATAAATTTTATAACTACAAACATTAATGCAAATGCTTGCGACATTTGCTAACATTTTTGAGCAGTATTAGAGAGTCTTGGCGGCAAAACTCGTGCTAACCAAGTAGCTGCACTTATTTCAAACTTCTCAAGTGCAGAAAAGGCTCTGGAATCGTCTCTTAATTCAGCTGGAACAGCTGCAAAGGAGAACGCTATATACCTTGATTCTATTGAAGGAAAAACCGCTCAGTTCAGAACTACATTCCAGAAACTGAGCAGCGATTTAATTGATTCCGAAGCCGTAAAAAATATAATATCTGTAGGCGATAAAGCTCTGCAGGTTTTAAACGAACTCCTCATTCCTCTTGACGGAATGAAGGATTCACTGGGCAGCTTAAAGGCTATGCCCTCAATAATTGCAGCTATCAGCGCAGCTATGACAATCAGAAATAAAGGCGAAGCAGCTGATGGCTTTATAGGTAATAGTATTATTGCCCTTTGTTCAAGTAATTGAGCAAATGCGTAAACCGGGAAATTGCTGGAAATCACTAACGCTTATCTACCAAATCGGAGCCTGAAAAGGCAGACGCAACGGTGGGGAAACCCAGAAAAAACAGATAGGCTTCCTTATGCCAAAAGCTAAGAGGAACTATACAATGTGAAATCAGCAGCCAAGCCGCTAAGTCCGCAAGGATATAAAGTGGAGTGATGAGGACGCTCCTGCGGTCGGTTCAGAGACTGTAAATCGGTTGGCGAAACATTCGTCTGAGAGACAGTCCAATCTCACCCGTTTCGGGTGTCCGTGCTCAAGTGTAAAGACACTTTTGGAAGTAGTACGGAGTTATCACATTATTATTTATCGTCATAATGTTGGGAATTTATACAGAAATAAAATCATCTTAATTCCCTGAGCAAATTAGGAATTATTTCGGAATCTTCTATTATTTTCTCTATTGTATTTTTGCTAATTTCGCACAAGCCATCAAGTCCTTTAACACCAAGACTTGCGGCTCTTTCTTTTACTTTGTCCCATACAGTATTGCTGCGGATATTATCTAAAAGTTTGTGACCTTTAAAGCTGATTCCTGTAATGCGTAGGTTGATAATTCGATTGTTTTTGCCAGTACAAGGGTTGCCTGAAATTATTCCTTCATTAAACAGTAAATTTATAGCATATCCTACTTCTTCTTTAGTATAATATTTGCCGTCTCCCAACTCTTCGATTATATATTTAGCCGATAGTGGCTTAATATCAAACACGCCGTTATAGTCATATTCAGCTTCCTGATTTTGTTCAATAAACAATAGGATATCCCTGACGGCATCAAGAACAAGTCTCATAAAACAACCTCCAAAAGAAAGGATTTTTAATATGGATAGAATAAAAGAAATAATTTGGGATTTTGAGTGGTGTGCCAAGAAGAATAATTGCACGACATCAGAACTCAAAGATGTAATAAGACGCTTGAATAATTTGATAAGCTATTCCGAACAGTATAATAAACCACTTAGTGATTTCCTTGAAGATGCGGATGAGCCATCTGTGCGTAAAGCGAAAATCTTAAAAGCGGTAGATGAAATCGTTGCAGAGTTGAAGAATGATAGGTCGGTCATTGAATATGTTCAAAAACTAAAGATTAAGTGGGCTGAACTTGATAAAAATCAGGAAAATTGAACTGCGTAAGAATGTTCGCATACAAGCACTAAGGTTGCACTTTGCCAAAAATTATTTTTCTTCTCTTTATTTTCTTCGTTACTTGAAGATGTTTGTCGTAGGATAGCGAAACGTTAATTAGAGAAATATCCAAACGGAAGACTGGTTCGCAGAGCTGCGAGCAGAGTAAACTAAAGAAAGCTCAATGAGAAGACAACATCTAATGTTCCTACTTTGTTATGAATTTGTCTATATAATGATTTTTCATAACAGTTTCTGTATCTTTTGCTAAATGCAAAATGTCTTCGCTAATTGGCAAAAAATCTAACGGAATCAAATCTTTTAAAGCAAAATAACGTTCTACTGAATCACCAAGCCTGACTGACAGTAACCGAATAATATCGTCTGAATTTATCTTAATGTGAGTATGTTTTTGTATGAATAAAGAAAACCCCATATAATAAGCTAATTTAACTAACATATCATTATAGTCCGTAGCATCCCTTACATTTGGTTTTTTGATACGTTCAATAAGTGCGTCTTGATAATAGATTACTTCGTCACATATTTGTATTTGTTTGAACTTAATGCTACTGAATACTGTTGTAGTTGATGGCAATAAAATATCATTGTCTAATTTTTTAATATTACAACGAACACAATATTCTATGTAGGTAGCCCTTATTTCGCTTATATAATGAAGTGTGCTTACTCGTTTATCGAAAGGTATATTTTTATTGACAATCAAATAATCAAAAATATGTGTAAATTCGTGAAATATGACGTCGTTCTTATTAGTAATGCAGTCTATTTGGTCTAATGTTAAAATACATTTTTCATTATCGCTATTTGGGATATGTAGCTGACCAATGAAAGGCTTTTTGTCAGCTAAACCATTATAAAATTTCAATAAAATTTTCTCTGGAAAATCAATATACTTGCAACCAATAAATTTCAAATATTGAGCAAATTTAACTTTTACCGCATTTATAAGTTTATCTTCAGACAAATTTAAAGAACTTGGTATTATTCGTGATTTCATAAACGTCACCCTTTTTATCATAAGATTTAGGAGGTTTTTGCATTGAAAACTCAATCAATAGAAAAGTTTGAAAAAGAATATTCAAAATTGCAACATCAAGAAATATTCTTTATTGCCGATGAAAATGCTTATTACAAATGGCTGAAAGAACAATATTATATACACAATAGTGTTACCAACAGTGAAAAAAATCGACAGCAGAGCAAAAAGAATCATCGCAGTGTTCATTGAAAATTTTATTATGCTGTAAAATACCATTCTCTATTTGCGGGAGAGTGGGTTGGGGTTAGGTTAGGAAAATTTATAAACTATTGTATCAACCAAAATCATATGGGTCATTATAAGAATATGTGCGAAACCTAAGCAAATCAGCATTTTGCCTTGCCGATAAAGTATTATTTTCGCACGTATTTACATATATTTGAGCAATGGATAAAAACGACAATTCTGCAATACTTCTATCAGATCTTTGTTCAAAATGTTCTCCAGTAATATCGGCAAGCGAAACAAATTTACTGACATATTTTAAATCTAAAATCTTAAATAATGATTCTTTCCGAACGATATCTTTTTCCATCTTATAAACTAACATTTTGCAATATTTTACATAATCATTAGCTGATATAGAGCCATTATCAATAAAGTCAATCCTATCTGACTGCAATAAATCACATATTAATTCATACAATTCTTGAGTCTGCTGTCTTGATAAAGTCATTATTTGACTTACTGATAAACAGTCGGTAATACGGCGCTGTATCCACATCACGTTGGATTGATCAAGTTTTTCATCCGATGATTTTAATGTCGAAATATGTTTATTCCATCTCTCTTCAGGTGTTCCATTAAACTGCTTTCTTTCAGATTCGGATTTATAGCGATATTTATTAGGGAGCAACAAATTGAAAGCCGTGATAATTTTCTCTCTTCGCTCTATCGATAAATGACTTATATTAAATATTTGCCTTTTGAGCCAACGCCCAACTTTATATGTGTCGTTATATATAATTCTAAAAATGTACTTGTTTTGTTCATTAGCCAATGAAACGGCAAGATTAAACCATTCATCCCAAAAAAGTGGTTTAACCATATATTTATACGGATACTGTAGAAGTTGGCTCACATAGTTATCTTTTAAAGTGCCGCAAGTGATTTTGGGATTTAAAACACCTTTAACCCACATACCCAACTGAATTCCATCAGACGTACAGTAGCAATAATCAATGTCCCCTGTCTTCTGCGTGCCAACATAATCAAGATATAGAGCAAAGTATTCGTCAAATGATAGTTTATTATTAGTTTTACTCGATCTGACAGACTCGCTTATTTGATTAATTTTCTCACGCAATTCATCGATCTGTGGCTTAAATTTATCAGCAAATTTTTGAAGATTAGGAGAGTTTATCTGGTTTTCTATTTCATCAAGCCAAGCTTTAAGTTCTTCTAAGGTATATTCAGCCATAACAATTCTCCTTAGATTGATTCATTATACAAAATCAAATTTGAAAATAGCGCCACATGCCTTTTTGATAGTTTTGTTATTTTCTTATATGCAAGTAAAATCAAGAGGTTTATGGTCTCGCTTTTCTTTTATTTCCTTTTAGGAATTTGTTATAATTATCTATAGGATTATAGCTTCTTCGACTTTCATCTTCATAAAATTCATCACAGAGAACAATATCTAAGATACAATCCTTAATTGCTATTAAATTTTCAATTGATATTTTAGCACAGAACTCTTGATATCTACCACCATATTTGCTCTCATCGTGAAAATATATATCTGTAATATCCTCTTTGTCCGATTCTGGTTTAGAGCCATTGATTGTAATAGGAATAAAATTCATACCATTGCTTCCCGAGTGGCTGAGTGCGTTGCGCAAATGATAGATGAATCTAAAAGGCGTAACTATCTGACCATCATCTTCATATGTACTGCGGATTCGATTTTCTTTGCTGGAATACAGACCGGAAATAATCTTCTCGAATTCTTCATAAGATGTCTTTTCGCTTTCCTTTATTTTTCTGACAAAAGCCTCGTCGATTTTATCAGAACATTGGAACTTAACCTTATAGGCTTCTGTTGGTAATACAACTATACCATACAGAGCTGTAATGAGTGCGTTTACTTCAAAAACCCCACTATGCTCTTTATTTATTTCATATTGATGATATATGTTGTTATAATTCTCATTGGCTCGAATAGCAAATTCTTTAGCGAAATACTTATATACATATCCTCCCATAATTGTACCGTAACATCTCCCTAATATAATTTATTGAAATTATCTCATTCCAAATGCTGAGGTTATAAATACACCAAGTAGCAAAGACGTACTATTCAACCCTTTGATTCCGTTCAATATCATAAACACAATGCTTGTAATTATTATTACAATTCCAACAATACGCATAATCAGACAATATTTTTTTTCTAACATCTTTTTTTCATCGACGTCTGCCTTTACTTCTGCTTCTTCAGTTCTATTTTCATTATTCTGCGACAATACAACCACCGCCTTTTGTTTTAGTTATATTTTACAACAATATTTTATATATGTCAAGTCGTTTTTGCTTATATTTCCTCATAATATATGCAAATTGATAACAGATTGAATTTACTTACAAACTACATATCAAATGGCGAAAGTATTATTAAGATATTGTCTAACCTTCCTGATTTTGCTAAAAATATAAAAAACAAAAAAAGATTAAAGGAATCTCTTACAAGTTTCATTGATAAATCTTTCACTCCCGAAGTAAAATTTGAAATCATACCTGAAATATCAAAAGACAAGGCAGATGAATTCAATAAGATACTTAGCGATAAAAATTCTGATGAATACAAGAGATTCAAGAGTATAGCTGATGGAGCAGAACAGGCAAAAGACTCCATCGAAGAGTACATCGCTGCTTGTATTAGTGCAGAAAAAAATGCAGACGAAAAAGATTATAAAAACTTCTCAATGGATATGCTGACTGAAAAAGCCCATACTCCTTCAGGTATCAATGAGATATTGAAAAAGTACGATGAGCTTGATAGTAAGATAAAAGAAAGATCGGAAAGTTATGAATCCAAAGGTGGAGATGAAAGACTCAAAGAACTTAAGACTCAACTTCAAGCAATCAAGGGCGAGAACAGCAATGAAGGTGTTTTTGATAATGAAGTGCTCGAATCTCAGAACGAGACTATTACTCAAATAGCAGATACTATGGCAGAAATAATGACTGCTTCCAATAATCTGGAACAATCTGAATTAACAGATGAAGACGGTAGCGGAGTACTGCCTGATGCTGTAGATGAAGCAATAGGCGAAGGCGTTAGCGCTATGCTTGATCCTGAAGCTATTGAAAACGAGATAAGTGAGCTTGAAAATGAACGTGAAGCTCTCAACCAAGTTACTAATGCACGCACATCTTATAATAACCAAGTAGTTGCAGCCAACAGAGATGTTGCTGATTTCGCAAACAGTAGCCAAGAGGGACAAAGAACGTTAACAGGTTTTGGACAGTCGCTCGTTGCTACAAAACTAAAGGCTTTTGCAACTACAGCGGCAATGACTGCTTTGAATTCGGCGTTGTCTTTTGGCTTATCCTTCGCTATTTCAGCTGCGGTTACATATTTTAGTAAACTGATAACAAAGTATAAGGATTTAAGAGAGTCCAATCTTGAACTGGTAGAATCATTTGAAGAAACTTCCGATTCTATTCAAGACCAGACTGATAAAATAAAAGAACTTCAGAAGGTTATGGAGAATGAGAACTCCACAAACGGAGAGCTGTATGACGCAAGGGCTGATTTGCTTGAAATTCAAAGAGAACTGATTGATACTTATGGCGAACAAGCAAAAGGTATTGATTTAGTAAATGGTAAACTTGACGAAGAACTGAAGAAACTTGATGAAATTGAAAGAAAAGAAGCTGAAGATGCACTTCATAAGATGTCTTATAAGAGCTATCAAAAAGACATAGCTGACATTGAAAAAGTCAACAACCACAATATAAAAGAAATAGACTTTTCTTTTGACCCGTTTACAGATTGGGACGTAAACGTTCAAAAATACTCTGAATATCAAGAAAATTTAAAAAAGCTTGAAGATAAATTTACCGAACTTGGGTTCTCAAAAAGCGTAGATAACTTAAGTTTAATAGCATACGGTCCAGTAAAGGATAAGTTTTCTTTAAACGGTAAAACAGACGAAGAAGCCTTAGATATTCTGAACGAGCTAATGTCTTATATTGAAGATAACATACCTACAGATAGCGACCTGTATGCGTACAGAGATATTATTAGCGAGCAGATAAATAAAATCGATACTGAAGAATATCGTGCTAAGAAAACCAATATCGAAAACTACGCAAGGACATCTATTCTTAGTGATGAAGAAATGAGACCTCTTTATAAGGCATTAGAAGCCGCTGCAGCCGATTATGACGAGGCAATTAAACAAGGAGATACTGACCTGCAAGACACCGCAAGCAAAAGAATCGAAAATTTGAAGGGACAAATTGCAAATCTTAATATTGACGATGAATATATCAGAGGGCAGTTCGATGAGGTTGTCAAGGAAATTGAAGATGATTTAAGTAAACAGAAATTCAAGTTTAATATAAGGGACAATGAATATATTTTAGAGTCCTATAAGAAAGATTTAAGCAATTTTGATGTTCTTGATTTCAGAAATCTTGAATTTGGCAACGGAACTGACAGACAAATCGAAGCTTTTAAACTTGTAAAAGAACAGGCTGACTTATACGGAGTTTCAATAGAGGACGCCGCTGAGATTCTTGCTGACCTTGGAACATTATATTCAAGAGAAGCAGATGCAGCGAAATATGCGGCTGTAAACTACGAGTCGATGCTGGAGTCTGTAGAGTCGGTTACTGATGGGCTTGACAAATTTACAAGTGCTCAGGAAAAGGCGGCTACAGGAACTGTTCTTTCCGCCGACGAGGTAAATGAGCTTATCAAGCTTTATCCTGAGCTTGTATCAAGCGTAGAAAGAACTTCGGACGGGTATCTGATAAATGCGAAAGCATTATCCGAGGGAAGACGTGAGTTTATAGAAACCGAAAAGCAAAGCATCGAAGCTGATATAAAGAAGACTCAGAGCGACCTGAAAGACATTGAAGGAGAAATAACCGAATATCAGGCTATCATCGAGAAGTATAGAAACGATAAGCCCGAAACAGAAGATGAGAAGCGAGAACTGAAACGAGCACAGAATCGCCTTGCTGAAAGACAGGAAGATCAGAAAGAATATAATCTTCAGCTTGAACAGCAGAAGCTTCTTTACGAGCAAATGGTTAATCCTGTAATAGATTGGGCAGAGAAGCTTGGCACGGTGTCTGACAAGATGCAGAGTATTTCGGACAAGTACACACAACTTAAAGCCAATGCTGCAAAAACAGGGTCAATCTCCCCTGCCGATGCTCTTGAATTTATGAATGAAGTTCCTGATTGGAGAAAATATTTAGATATAAACAATGGTCAGGCTGAGTTCAAACCTATGAGCGATGATGCACTTATAGAACAAGTCAAAGTCGATTCGGGATATTATGAACTTCAAAATGCGATAAATGACCAATATGCCGAGAGAACTGAACTTCAGGAAAAAATTGCAAAAACAAGTCCCAACAGTCCTCACGATGTTGCACTGTTAACTGAAATGCGTATGAAACTTGAACTGCTGAACGGTACAATCGCCGATTCTGAAAAGGATTTAAGCGATTACAACGAAATCTTAGAGCAGTATTTCAAGATTTTAGAAAAAGCACCCGCTATTACGAAATTTGAGAATGATATTGCCGAACTTGACCATAAAAAGGCGTTAGGTATGTCTGAAGCAGGATGGCGCAGTGAATATGAAAACATTGCGAATAAGTACATAGACGACATACAAGCTCTTGCAGGCAGTGGAGATGCCGATGCACTCTCTACAATATGGAACATTGAAGAGCAGCTGCACCAAAACAGCATTGACGGAGCTCAGGAAGGCTTCGATAAACAAAAACAAATAATCGACAATGCTCGTGAAGACCTGCAGATAAGTGTGCTTGAATATAAGGAAACTTATGCTGAACTCAACGAACTGTACTACGCACCCGGAACAGCACTCGGAAATACCGAGGACGGACAGCAACAATACAAAGAGAATCTTCGTGAGATAGAAAAGCTTTCGGGCGAAGCTTACGAGGATATAATGTCAAGAATGCAGTCTGCTGTTGATTTTGGTAAAATAGCAGACCCTGATATTGTCAGCGACATTTCAAAGGTATTTGAAGGACAGGAAGTGCCCGATGCCGTCGCTGCTGTATTGAAAAAGGGCATAGAAACAGGCATATGGGACGCTGCAGATATTGCTGAAATCGCCCCCTATCTATCAGAAACATTATTAAGCAATTCCGATGTACTGACTGAAGCATACAGAAATGCCAAGGAACAAGAGAAGGAATATACAATTTCAGCATTTGAATACGAAAAGGCTGAGCTTGACAAACAGCTTGAATCGGGTCTGATTCTGAGCGGTAGCTATATTGAAGACTATAAAAAGCTCTGGGAAAAGTATTACAAAGATAAAACAGAGTTTGCCGAAGAGGATTATCAGACACAGAGAGATATTCTTGAAGCACAGAAGTCTGAGATACAAAAGCAGATAGACGCTCTGGAAAGCTATTCAGAATACAAAACTGAGCCTTATCAGGACGAAATAGACGCTCTTAATGACGTTAAGGATTCTTATGATGAAATGATGGATGCTCGCCTTGAAGCCCTCGAAAAAGAGAAAACGGCTATCGAAAAGCAGAATGAAGAGCAGGAGAAAGCAAATACGCTCCGTGAAAAATATCTGAATCTGCAGAAGGCAAGTATGAATAATCGTCTTGTTTACACAGGAAGCGGAAACTGGGAACTTCGTCGTGATGAAGAAGCTTACGATGAAGCTAAAAAAGAATACGATGAAGCAGCAGGCAATGACCCTGCAAGCAAGATAGACGAAGCAATTGAAAAACTCGAAGAAGAAAAGAATGCCCGTGATAAAGCTATTGAAGCTGAGATAACAGCTCGTGAAAATGCAATCAAAGAAATTCAAAAGCCAATAGATAATCTTGTCAGAGTTCTAACCGCTTTAACAGCAGAGAGGTATAATCTCGATGAAGCGTTTATTTCAAGTCTGCTTCAAAGCGCTGATGGAACAGAAGCCCTTGAAGCATTGAACAGAAAAATAGGGTTTAGTCAACAGGCGGCAGCATCAGCAGGTATCACATCACCCGAAATTGAAATGAGTGCCGAAACAATAAATGCTATTACAAATGAAGCTTCGCAGAGAAACAGAACTGCAGCTGAAAGCACAGAAGCACTTAAACTGACAGATGTTTCCAGCAATACTAAAGCTCTTGCCGAAAATACCGAAGCAATCGAAAAAGCAAATAAAACAGCAGAAAAAACTACAAGCACAACTGCTATAGCTTCAGAACTTGGAAAGAATCTGGATGCACAAGGTTATCTGCTCGGCACAGACGGAAAACAAATACTGAATGATGGTAAGCCTATAAAGACTCTCGCTCATTCCGAATGGGCTGAAAAACATAAGATATCCGAATGGGCACCCAATGGCAAGGATGTTAATGAGATTATGACGGTTGAGCAATATAATAAGCTTAAAAATGCTCAGAAAAACGGCATAATCCCTGCTTCCATTGCAGACATTGCTAAGATTTCCGATCAGAATCTGGCAAAGTTCTTGTCGATAATACAGAGCGGTAAAACTGTTACATCCAATAAGAATAGTTCTATGGGAATGCCCAATGCTTCATCAGCAGATGTTCCTAAACAGACTACTAACAATTCTTCTACTATTAACTTAACTGTTAACGTTGATGGCAGTGCTGATGAAAAAACTGTACAGGCTATGAAAACAGAAATCAGCAAGACACTTATTGAATATACGGATTATATGACACAATCAATGGAGACAGCATTTACTCGACAGATGAGCAAGTGATAAAGAAAAAGCAAGTAGAGGAGTTTTCTTCTACTTGCTTTGATTATCTTTTGTTTATTTTCCTATTTCAGTAAGTGGTTTATATATTATGAAATAACTTGATAAACAATAGTCGTATTTAAGCTTATCGTATCAAGAAATGTTTTCTGTCATAATAGCTTTCACAGCCTCTTTGCCTATTTCAACAGAAACATCGTGGGCGACAGTTTCGATAAAATTTAAGGAATGATTGCCAATATTTGTAATAACTGATTTTGTTTTATTCCATACGGTTTCTGGTCTGACAGTTTCAAGAAATTGATAACCATTCCAGCTAATTCCTATTATGTCGCAGCCTATATTTCTATTGTTCTGACCTGTTCTCAAATTACATTCAAGTATTTGAGCATCACACATAGCTAAAATAGCTGTCATAACTTCCTCTTTGGAATAAAATCTTGATGGAGTTAGACTGTTGACAATTGAGTTTGCACTAATAGCTCGTTTCTCAAATGCATTGCTAACCGTAAATTCAGATTTTTGATTCTGCTCAACATAAAGAAGAATGTCTCTGACAGCATCGGGAACTAATCGCATACTGACCTCCAAAAGAAAGGAATTTCACAATGTTTAATAAAGATTATACTTACAAACCGTTTAAAATTGAAATTGAACGAAATACAAACGTAACTGAAAGTGAGCATACGCCATTCTTTATATCCATCAATGGTAAAAGGTTGGAAGGTGTAAAACGTTTTTATATTGACCTTGACTGCGATAAAATTATTGAACAAGATAAAAATAATAGAAATCGCATCTATATCAACCCTTGGGTATATGGCGTAGAATATAAAGATTACCCTGATGAAAATATACATACTTAAAATTTATTTCTCTAATGATTATATCATAAATAAGTAAAATCAGTTATTACAAAAATACCAACATATTATAAATTTTATATAGCAAGGAGATGATTTAATGAACGATGATATAAAAAAGAAAATTGATAACTTTACAAGTAAGACTGCCTTGAAAACGAATGGATTATCTGATTCCCGTATCAAAAAAGCCGATTATGATAAAACGCTTATAGGTTTTGTTTCTGCTAAGATAGTTCCTGAGAATCCAAAGAACGATAATGATTACAGATGGCGTATTCAGACTAATGGGGTTGCGTATGACATTAAACCATCTTCTTGCAATATAACATCTGTGGGACAGAGGGTAAGGTTATTTGTGCCTAATCATAAAATGAAGGATAAGTATGCAGAGGTTATTGAGAGTGGAGAATACAATCACCCGACAAAAGTTGTTTATGATATGACAGATGATACTATAACAGAGACTTGGGCTTTAGCAGATAATACGGAATTAACGAAGACATATCAACTTACTGCAATCAACAAAAACACTTCATCGGAAGAAGTTACTGAAATTATTTTTCCCGATGGCACTATTATGAAGCTGGAGGGATTTGTAATTGGATAGAAAAGAACTTTTAAAAAGATGGGCTTTAGCTTATACTGAGCCAAGTTTATTTTATATACCTTGGAAAGGAAAAGGAAAAGAAAAATTATATGGAGAATATGTGTTAGTCAAATTTGATGCACATTGGAAGATATTTCAATCGTGGCAGAAAGCCCCTGTTTTTGCTGTCTATAGAATCGGTGTCTCGAATGAAGAGGAATTGGTGTATTCTACTGCCGTATATGATGATTCTCAACACGTTGTAAGAATGTCTCTCGCTTCTAATTGTTTTGCCGTGGCGAGTAAACACGGATGTGCAGGATATAACCCCAACAATTCATATTTCCACAATGAAACATACAAAATGCTTCTAACGTCTGGAAATTATAAAATTCGTATGTTGTGTTCTGGTAGTGGTATGGTGACAAATAATATCAGCGAATGGAATTTTACAGTTGAACTAAACGGTGATAACCAAACATACTTGTATGATTACAATACATATTGTTATAGATTTAGGACAGTTGAAATAAATCCGTTTATTGGTTACACTTACCTTGGAATTACTTCTGAAATTAAAGAAGCAGGTAAACTTGAGTATGATGCAAGATTAAAAGACACAAGTAAAAGAACAATGTCTATTGATGAAAATGTTATAATTGAATATAATAGTGCACATCAACCAATTGACGCTACTCCTTTTAGTGAAATTATCAAAGAAGATATATATACAACATATTATATTGGAGAATTTTGCATAAATGAATATTTGGGTATAGTAAAAGGTAGTTATCAATCTGATGATATTCAGTTATTAAATGAACGGGGCAGAAAACAAATTGTTTCAAATTCGGCTATTGAACCGCAAAGTACATATGAGAAATGGTATATTAAAGACACTTCATCTCTATGCTTTTACACATCGCCTACGAGTGAATATAATCCCAGTTATAATTTTACATTTTCAATAGGAAATCAAATAGATGGTTCAAATTACGCATCTATTGACGATTTTTACGGGGGAACTAACATTTTTAATGGCAATCCTAATACGAATTATGTCGATACAGTAGGAATAAAATCTTATGAGAGCTATACAGAATATGATGTCTCATCGGTGAGTCAAGCTGGAATAAGATTATCGACAAATCAATGGTATATTTCAAATCATGACGCTAATTCTTTATCTATGCAATTAAAAACAATTACTTTGCAATCAGGAGGAGTTCTTGAGTCATCATACGCTTTTTATAAACCTGAAACCATCCCCAATAATCAAATATCACTTACAAGAGAAGAAAATACTCTAAACAGGCGTTATTCTGAATGTCTTAAAATTACCGATGAGTATAAGAAAATGTATGCACAAAATTTTACTAATAGATATAAATATAAAAGTGACCGAATGATATGGTATAGTCAAGGCGTTCCGTTTTCATATTTTTTAACTAATATAAATCCACTCCCCCAAAGTTCTAAAATGATACAAAAAAGTAAGTTAACTACAGAAATCACTAATAATGTGTTGACATTTAGCGAAGATATAGACGAAGAAATAGTTTTTTATGATACTTGTCCTACTATAATAGACTTGGGCACAGATTGGTCTGGATATGATAATTATCAAGATGATACGGCTTGGAACTCAACGTTTTTGTATAGTACAAAATGCGAAGTTTATCATCCAGAGCTCATTCCCAAAGAATCAACAGAATAAAACTCAGGAGGTGAAAACATTTGGCAGAAAAACGTGAAAAACTGTGGGGTATAAAAATATGGGGAGATGACGGACATTATTTCTATACGGAAGTAGAAATCTCTCAATCTCTCACACACTACGTCCCTACAGAAGCTACAGACCCATATAACAGCCAATATCCTTGGGTAACTCACAACGGAATTGCAAGCTACTATAAAGGTAGTTGTACAGGCAATTTTTCGGATAATCAATCAACAGATTGTTATGAAGAATATAACTTTGACGAGAATATTATAGGTGAGAAGGTAATTTATAACACAATATATATGAATACATTTATTAAGTGGCTTCATAATCGAAAAACGAAGTATCTACAGTTGAGCGAGAATATGGTCATCCCTATTGCAGTTCTTGACAGTATTCAATGGGAAACAGAGAAATCTATTGATGATGGACATACTTGCAAGGTGTCATTTGATTGGGTGCAGGTAGGCGATGAATTCTCACTTCTTGATACAGATATGATAAGCTATTGTCCGAGTTGCGGTACTATGATTGCTCCTACAGCAAGTTTCTGTCAAAAGTGCGGAAGCAAGGTGAACGAAAATGGCTAAAGGACATAAAATCGGAAGTGATTATTTTACATATACACATTTTCCCCACGAGACAACTAATAATGTTATTGTTGAATTATATGAATACAGTCATTACTATGTTAAATTCGTTATGGATATAAGTGACATGGTGGTAGATTATTCATATGACTGTACAAGCGATGATAACATTCATCAGACAGCAAGCCTTACTCTATACGTTGAAACAGACGACCAAAGGTGGTTTATGAAACGTGAAAACAAAATGAGGGAATGGGTTGATGAATCCAGTGGAAATCTTCGCAGTACGTCTTGGACGAAGATATGCTATAGGCTTATCAAAACTTATACTAACGACAATACAGGTGAAGTATTCAAGATAGACTTGGGATATTTTGTCCCTACGAATAATGATTACAGTTACAGTCCTACAGATGGCACGTTAAGTATCAGCCTGTCAGGGCTTTCTATTTTGCTGACAAAAGAAAAAGGTGGTGGGGTGGTTGCTCATACTGAAACTACGGTATCGCTTGACCCTGAAACGCATCAATGGACAAGTATGACACTACCTGTTGCATTAGGAATTGCTGAGGGTCACAGTATTGACGGTAAACTACTTTACGATTTGGCTATGGGTGCTGCAAGTAAAGATATTACGTTTATGAATTATACCGCACCTATTCCGCTGAATAGTGATAACTATGATGGATATGCTGCTTTAGGTGATGGACAAAAGGTATATATGCTCCCATATGATATGGATTTTGATGCAGATATTGGCAGATCTGATGAGTTACAACAGATAATGGATTTGGCTTTTGAAGGGGCAACATTCTGGGTAGATGAGGACAGAGTTCTCAATATGAGTAGTAAACCTACCAAACGAAATGGCGTTGAACTGTTCTGGACAGATTACGGAGAATTGTTCTTATCTGAGAGCAGTAGCTACAATGATGATAACTATTATAATATAGTAGAAGTTTTCGGCAAGGATAACAACTACTACGCTATCTGTGATTGGTCGCATTTTGACGGCGGTACAACACATTTTGCGAGGAAACAGGTTATTTCTGATGATACACTTCAATCAAACGAAGAATGTGAAGCAAGGGCAAGATGGGAAGTCTATAAGGGCAGATACCATCATCAGACTTGGACTGTAACGATAGCGGACAAGTACATAAAGAAGTTCAATAAACCGAGCAAGCTTGTAGGTAAGAGAGTCGAATACACTACTGTTGATGGTGATACCAATCTATTTTTTCTGAATAAGCTGTCATATAGTTCTAATAAGTGGACTATGGAATTGTCACTATTCAGACCGTTGTATGAGACTGATTTGAAGCAATATGATAATCAACTTCATACTCCTGTGATTTGCAGTCACGAAATCATTGATAATAAGTATATCAGGCTTTATGTAACAGGCGAGGATATAGAATCTGCGATTGTAAAGATATATGCAACTGACCCTTATGGAGTACAAGGTGCAAAGGCTGGATTCAGAGCTGAGAGCTGTCTTGTAGCTGAAAACGGTATTGATAAGTATGTAGACATTCCTATCAAGGGTAATGGCACATATAAATTCGACGCTGCTTTATACAGCCCTTATTATCTTGATAGTGGAGAAACGAGTGAATGGTACATGGTTGATGTAAATCTTACTGTTGCTGAAACTGAAGATACAGACCCATATCCTCATCCTCCTATATACATCGACGAGGGTGGTCATAGTCCTTATCTTATGACTAATAGATTAACTGTACTTATAAATAGTGACGGAAACACATTAACAATTTAAAAGAAGGTGATTGAATGGGAAATATAGCTACGAGGGATTTGCCGCAAGTAGCGTTTGATAATATTGAGGATATACTTGTCAATGCACACGGTACGACAGGAAGAATCACAAAAGCAAATTTTATCGGAAGTCTGATGGATGGCACATCGGATAAGATTTTTGATACACTTAACAATGAACATTTTAAAATAACAACATTATCGGGTGAAATCAAAGTGTTGAATCTTTCTGATGATGTAATGACGGCATGCAATGAAGTAAATTTGCTAAGAAACGACTACGATATTCTCAACACTAAGGTTGATAATAACGCTCAGAGTTTTGGCAGTGCAATAAGCACTATAAATAATAATCTCGAACGGGCAATAAATAATGTATCATCAAGAGTTACAACGCTTGAATCTTCTGCTCATACACACGAAAACAAATCTGTAATTGACCTATTCGGTACGAATAGCGAGGGTAAATTGATGTGGAACGGTATGTCTATCGGAAGTGATTACGAATTGCCTGTTGCTACTATGTCTGCTCTTGGTGGAGTAATGGTTGATGGAAATACGATTACAGTCAATGAGAACGGCGTTATCACTTGTATAAATGAAGGTACGATTATCGCTGATTGGGCAAGTAATGTTGAATATCCTCTTGGCTGTATTGTGATTTATGATAGTACAATGTATAAATGTCTTGAAAAACACACTTCGGGCGATACTTTTGACAATACAAAATGGAAAGCACTTACAGGCGAAAAGGGAGATACTGGTGTCTCCCCTACCGCTAAAACTGAGCAGACTGATACTGGTGCTACAATAAGTATTACCGATGCGAGTGGAACGACAACATCCGTTCTTAGTAACGGCATTACCCCTCATATTGATGAAACAACTAAACATTGGATGATTGGAGAGGAAGACACTGATATTATTGCAGAGGGTAAGAACGGTGTTTCTCCTACTGCTACCGTTACTAAGACGGCATCTGGTGCGACTATTACTGTTGTTTCTGGTGAGCAGACTACTACCGCCGAATTAACTAATGGTATCAATCCTCATATTGATTCAGAAACAGGACATTGGTTTATCGGAGAAGAAGACACAGGAGTTAGTAGTACGGCAATGATAGACGATACAGCATCGACAGGCACAGACGTTACTTGGTCTGTTGATAAAATAAAATCTGTATTAGGTGATATTAACACAATTCTTGCAAGTGTAACAGGAGGGATTGGGTAATGGCTACAACTTCTGATTACCTTAATAAACTTATAGAACAGAAAAACACTCTTGCTGATAATCTTGTTGAAAAGGGTGTCGATGCGACACACGATGAAACATTAGAGACACTTGTGCCAAAAGTATTGGATATTCAAAGTGGAAGCGGAGGAAGTGGTAACGGTATATATCCCATTGGAACAGATGGCAAACCTGCAGGCGATGTTGTTGTTCCTGAAGGAGTGACGTCTTTATACCAACACATCTTTGCAAATAATACGAATGTAGAAAGTATAACATTTTCCGAAGGTTTTACAACCGCAAGTGACCAATGTTTCAGTGGATGTAAAAATTTGAAATCTGTTACTTTTCCAAGCACTTTAACTACGATAGGACGTTTGAGTTTTAATGGCTGCACATCGTTTACAGATTTAAATTTCGATAATGCAACAGAGAATATAGTTATAAGTGGCAATGTTTTTAGCGGTTGTACAGCTTTGACCTCAATTAACATACCTGACGGAATGATAATTTCGGAACTTGGGCAATATGCGTTTCAAAATTGTACTTCTCTTAGTGATACTGCTGTTGAAAATGTTATAAACAAAAGTGAAACTATCAGCAATTATATCTTTTATGGCTGTGCAGGACTTGTAAATCTGAACATCAGAACAGCGACAGAAATGATGTTTCGTGACTGTAAAGGATTAAAAAGTACCGTTGTTCAAGAGCCTTATAACGGCGAGATTAAAAATCAGATATTCTATAATTGTACTTCTCTTGAACTCTGTTTGCTTCCTGATGGAGCGACAAGAATAGGTATAGGCGTGTTTAGTAATTGTGTAGCATTGAAAACTGTTTATCTTCCTTCATCAATAACTGCTGCAACAAGTAATAGTCTTACTTCTGGAAATAATTATTATATTTTTTATGGCTGTACGGCTCTTGAAGATGTTCAGCTTGGTGCGGATTGGAATATGGATTTGACGGTTAGTGTATCGGAAAATATAACAGTTGACAGTATGGTTGCAATGTTTAATAATCTGAAAGACCTTACGGGCGATACTGCTAAAACATTGACTCTCGGAGAAGTTAACCTTGCCAAGCTCACAGATGAACAGAAGGCGGTCGCTCTTAACAAGAATTGGATATTAGCGTGAGGTGATTAAAATGAAACAAAAAATGGAATTTAGCAAAAAGATATACATAGCTAATCTGATTTTTGTTGTGCTTGTTGTAGTAGCAAGTTTTATATGTGTAATTTATAGTGGGGCTTGGGGTATTACTGACCTGAGTCCCGTTACAGTTATTTGTACATCGGCTTTTGCATCTTTGGGAACTATGACAGGTTTCTATTGCAGTAAGGCGAAAGCTGAGAATGTCATTAAAATCAGCAAGCAAATCAGCAAGAATAAGATAGAAACACAAGTTGTAGAACTTGCAAATCAGATTATGCAGAGCGATGGAAATAATATGATGTAAAGGATGTGAAAAATATGACAATTACAGAAATGTTCTTAACACCTAATAAATATTCAAGACCGCAGACTCCTTTAAAGAAGGTTGAGAAGATTGCAGTACATTATGTGGGGAATCCCAACACCTCGGCTCTTGCAAACAGGAACTATTTCGAGAATCAGAAAAATGGGGGCAAAAAAGTATCTTCTCATTTAATTGTAGGGCTTAACGGTGAGGTCATTCAGTGTATTCCTTTTAACGAGTGGAGTTACTGTACAAATCAGGCGAATGGATATTCTATCAGTATAGAAACTTGTCACCCTAAGTCTGACGGTGTGTTTAATGATGTTACATATGTTTCTTTATGTGAATTATGTGCAATGCTCTTAAAGAAATACAATTTAAACACTAATGATTTAATCAGACATTATGATGTCACAAAAAAGCAATGTCCATTACACTGGTCTCCCACAAAGTATCAGCCTGAAGCTGTAGCTACTGCTCGTTGGAACAGATTTAAAAAAGATGTGCAGACCGTAATGAATGGTGGTAAAGTCACAAGAAATAACACTGTCGATATTACAGAACAGAGTATTAAGAACAATTCCGTAACAGCTAATCCTACTGTTCCTAAGGCTTCCCTACCGTATAAAGTCAAAGTCGTAGATAAAGACCCGAATGGACTTAATGTGCGAAAGGGTTGTGGTGTAAACTATCCTATCATTACTACCATAAAATATGGCGGTGTTTATACAATCGTAGAAGAACAGCGTGTTGGCAATTCGACTTGGGGACTTTTAAAGGCTTATCAAAAAAGCAGAAATGCGTGGATAAATCTTTCAAGTAAATACGTTACAAAACTTTAAGGAGGAAATTAAAATGACAAATGTAGTAGATATTACAAATATTGTAGAGATAGTAATTGCTCTGATTGTGGCGGTTGCTTCATATTTTGTAATTCCGTATATTAAGTCAAAGCTGACTGCCTCTCAGTGGAGTAATCTTCAGGATTGGGCAGAAGTTGGCGTTAAGGCTGCGGAAGCCATTTTTATTGGCACAAAGCTTGGCAAAGACAAGAGAGAGTACGTAATGAAGTACCTTGCTAATCTTTGCAAGCAGAATGGATATAAATTCGATGAAGACATTATCAGAGTTGCACTTGAAAATGCTTGGGAAGATATGACTGGTGGAAGTAAGGGCGATGATATTCCTGTTGTAGAATTTAAAGCAGAAGGCTCTATGTAAGGAGGATTACTATGGCATTAGAATTTAATGAGGGGTATGTAAAAGACATTGCCGAAATTAGCGAAAGATGTAAGTCCAACAGTCATAGGCTTGATGATGTAGAGGTAGCTATTAAGAGGCTTGAAAACAAAAATGAAGCCATATATGAGATAAGTGCTAATATGAGAACACTTACAGAAGGTGTTGTTGATATTAAAGACGATGTTAAAGCTATTAAATCGGAACAGGGAGAAATGAGGTCACAGATTTCAGACTTGCGTAACGCACCTGATAAAAAGAAAAGTCAGTGGATGGATAAAGCTATCGGTGCTGTATGTGGGGCAATCGGAATGGCGATTCTCGGATACGTACTTTCTAACGTATTCCCTGTTTTGTTTAAGTAATTCAAAATAATTAAAATACTTATTTAAAGTGGATAGAGTTATTCTCTGTCCACTTATTTTTATGGAAAGGAATGATAGATTTATGGCTGTTTGGCTTATTAATGGTAATTATACAACTGGCATTTATACTTTCAGCTATGATGATTGGGCTGAAGATGGTGATAAACTTCCTCGTATCGGAGTTGCTGGTAAAGATGTGTTAAGCACAATCAAGAGTTGTAGTCAGAATAGTTATGCTATTGGTACAGATGGTACTATGAAAGTTCTTAAAGGCTCAACAAATGAATGGATTGACTATTAAGGCGGTGATTATATGAGCGAAATGATTATGGATGGTGCTATAGCTTTAAAACAAGCTAAGAATTACGCTAATAAAGTTGGCTCTACTATCAGTGGTACAAGTTATGATTATAATACTGGTAAACTTACATTCAATACTGCTGACGGTGATTGGGAAGTTCAGGTCAATAACGGTATGACATCTACATATAAAAACACACTTGATAATATTTCTTACGATAACACAGAAGGAAATCTTAAAGTTAACGGCGTTATTGTGTTAACAACAGAAAATGAAGAAACAGAAAACATTGATTTTTCAAATATGTTTTAATGAAAGGAGGTTTTTGAAATGGCTGAAAATTATGTTACCAAACCCTATTTACAGACACAATTTCAAAATTATTCCCGTGTAGTTAAAGATACTTTTGCTGAAAAAGGCTCAGTAACTATTAACACACTTGATTATACAAATGCAGATGAGCCTACAGTTAATAATGTAAAAACTGCTCTTGACCTCTTATTTGAAGAAGGCGGTGGTGTTCTTGAAGAACCGATCACCGCAAATGTTACAATAGGTCAAGTAGCAAGTGGAACAACGTATCCAATAGGCACTCCTATTGAAGTAATTATCCGAGATATGTTGACAGAAAAGATCGCTCCAACAGTCTCAATAATCCTGAACCCCGCAACCACTTTATATGATGAAGTAACAGATTCTATTAGTTCTCTTACAATCAATGCTACTGTTGGTAAGAAAACTAATAATATAGCAAAAATTGAATATTTTATAAACAATACCAAAGTTAAAACAACAGACTCAAATGTAGCTAATGGTGGTACATTCCCTTATATTTATAATACAACAATAGATGATGATGTAACTATTAAAGTTGTTGTAACTGATATAGAAGGTATGACTGCAACCGCAAGTAAGACAATTACATTTATCGGTAATTCTTATTATGGTTTAGTTGATGCGGAAACTGGTGAACCTACCGAAGCTCTTGTTAAAACATTAAACAAGACTTTAAAAAATACTAAGAAATATGTTTATTCTGGTATTACAACAGATTGGGCGAAGATTTGTTATGCTTATCCTGCGGAATTGGGTAAATTAACAAGCATTATGGATAAAGTTAATAACTTTAACTATACATCTTCTTTCCAACTTACAACAAAATCAATAGATGGAATTAGTTATTACATATATACATTGATTGACCCAACAGGTGCAGACAATGTAGAACTTACATTTGAATAAGAAAGGAGAGGAAGTTAAATGTCAGTTTCTTTACTTGATAATTTAAGTATTAAAAAGAAATCCCCTAACGTAGATCGTGATTTATTTACCACTATTGCGGATATGGCTGCATATTCTGAAAACTATCTCCCAGATGTTTTTGAATGTAATGTTGTTGAGGATGGTAACAGATATAGATACAATAGAAGTAATATTATAGACCCCGTATTTGGTAAGTGGAGAGTCGTTGAAAGTGGTGCTGGGGCAGAACTTATTGATTATTATAAGAAAACTGAAACAGATGAACTGCTTGAAAAGAAAGTTTCTGTTGAAGATGGAAAAGGACTTTCTACTAATGACTATACAACAGTTGAAAAAGAAAAACTTGCTTCTCTTGAAAATTATGATGATAGTGAAGTAAGAGAGCATATAACAAATTCTGAACAGGCTATTAGTGATATTCAGGCATCAATCGGTGCGGAGACTCTTGCTACAACAGCCCAGACTGTTAAGGGTGCTATTAATGAAGTTAAGACTAATGCGGAAGCTGCCTCTACGGCACTTGATGCCAGAGTTAAGGCGAATGAAGATGCGATTGCAATAATCAATGGAGATAGTACAGTTACAGGCTCTATCAAGAAATCTGCTTCTACCACACTGAGAGATGCGAAGTCTTACACTGACCAGAAGATTGCGGAAATGGCTTCTGAACAAGCTATTGTCTGTGATGAAAAACCTTCTTATATGGATGGTATCACTACTTATATTAAAGATGGCGTACCAGAAACAACAGATGAAGAAAATATCTGGTTCTATTATGAAGCGGTTGGTCAGCTGATGCAAACAATCTGGATTAATGGAGAAGAAATCACAATCGTTTCCGCAGGTGGCGTGAACTTTGATGACTTCGTATCTAAGTCAAAGGACATAGCCGCTACATATGAAGGCGATGAAACAGATACAGATAAAATTCCTAATCTTGCGGCAATGCAAGCTTTAGAAGCACTTTTAAAGGCTGATATTGATACAAGAGTTAAGACAGTTGATATATATGATGGACTTGATAGTACATCTACTACTGTTCCTCTTTCTGCAAATCAAGGTAGAGTTTTAAATGAAAAAGCAGATAGTAAACTTGATAAGACTTTTGTTGGCGATGAAATTGCTAACAAGCATCTTGTTACTGACAGTATGGGTAATGTTGCGTTGGCTGACTATGATGACACATTGGACGAGACCTCCGCAAACGCTGTACAGAATAAAGTTATCAAAGCAGAATTTGAAAAGAAATTTGATAAAACTCAAGATGTTGCAAACGCAGGTAAAGTTCTTACAGTTGGCGAAGATGGTACGGTTACTTTCTCAGAATCTACTGCTCTTGGTAGTACAGCAGAAAAAGTATCTTATGAAAATGATGTTTACTTTACTGATGTAACTAATTTAAAACAAGCTGTGGATAAAATTCTTGCAAAAGTTTATTATGAAGAGCCAGAAATTACAAGTTTCACAATGCTTCCTTCAACTGATGTATATGAAATTGGTACAGTTATTCCAGCTGATACTATTGAATTTAGTTGGGCGGTTAATAAAGAAATCAAGAGTCAAGCACTTACAGATTGTACTGTTGCAGTAGATGATAGAAGTGCGGTATATGGTGCTGAATTAAGTAATACCAAAACTTTCGTTCTTACAGTTAGCGATGGCGAAAATGCTGCGACTGCAAGTAAGAAGATTAGCTTCTTGAATAAGGGCTACTGGGGTTCTGCGGCAATACCTGATGAATATAACAGTGAGTTCGTATTAGGGCTTAGCGGTAGCAAGTTTGTTACTGGCAAGGCTGGCACATATTCAATGAGTGTAGTTACTGATGAATATGGATTCCTTGCACTTCCTACTTCATTTGGTACAGTATCAAGCGTATGGATTGGTGGATTTGAAGTTACAGTAGAAACCGCCGCAACCATTAGCTTTACAAATGCAAGTGGAAAGACAAGTTCTTATAATATATACAAGACTGGTAGAAGCGGTTTAGGTTCTATCACAATGGAGATAAAGTGACGGGAGGAGGATAATTTTGATTAAGTTAGCTGATACCTTAAAGGCTATGTCAGATTTCCCAGTCGCATTGGCTGACTCAATTTATTTTGATGATGACTCAAGCCTTCAAGAAAAATTTGATAATAAAGAGTTAGGTGGCGGAGATAGCTCCGTCACTTTAACTCAGGAAGAGTACGAAGCCTTAACTGAAGAAGAAAAGTTAGATGGGCTTTATTACACTTATGACACAAAGAGAATATATAAAAATGGCGTACAATATGGCACGTCAGAA